ACTATAAATGCAACTATAAAAGATGCTAACGCTAATAGCTATGTCACTTTGACAGAAGCTAATAGTTATTTTGAAACCGTACCAGATTCGAGCACTTGGACTAATAAAACAGATGATCAGAAGAATCGGGCATTAATATCAGCAACTAGATGGATTGATAGTTTTGTGTTTTATGGAGATAGATGTGATGATGGACAGGCATTGAAGTTTCCAAGAAATAATTATCAAGTTGATGGTGTTGAATTAGCTTGTTCTACTATTCCATTGAATATTAAATATGCACAATATGAACTAGCTAGAGCTTTAGCAAATGATACTGATGCTATTACAGGAACTACCGGTAAAGATGGTAATTTTGAAGAAGTAAAACTAGGAGATATACAGGTTAAATACAATACTGATAGTCAAGGAACAGGATCTATAAATAATATTCTTGATGTTTACCCTTGGTTACAAAGTTATTTAGGTGCTTATATACTTGGTGGAGCTGGTAGTTTTCAAATGAGGGTAGTTAGAGGATAATGGCAGGACAACTTGACTCACTATTAAAAAGCGTTGCAAAAGATATAGTTGCAACTTTGGGAGATTCTCTCGATACAACTATCACTTATGTAAAGAAAGGAGTTTCAAGTTATAACGTAGAGACAGGAGAGCAAGTTACTGTAGACACAACTTACTCAGATATAAAAGTACCGATTGAGTTTATTCGATCTGAAGAAGATGAAGGTAAAGAAATGAGGCAGGCAAAATTATATATTACTCCCGATTTGATTGGTAATAATCAAGTAGATTTTGATGACGAGATTCAACTGACATATGCGGGAGAAACAAGAACTGCACAAATTTATGATTTAGATACAAAAAAAGGCGGTCAGATTTATTTGTTTACAATTTTGGTGCGCTTTTAATGGCTAAAGATTTTTTAAAATCTAATCCTGCTAAAGAGTTGGAAGCTCAGATGAATCAAGACTTTAATAAATTAATTAGAAAGATTCATAAATCATTATCAACTAAAAAACGTAGTCCAGTTTATACCGGATTTTTTGCAAGCAGTTGGAAAGTACAGACTATGGGAGTGAAAGCAGTTGATAGAGTAGAGGATTTTCAACCTTGGGCTAATATCAAAAAAGCTAAAAAAGATTCTTGGAATAAAGATTCTGTTAAATCTAAAAATACAACTTATAAAATACAACCAAGATTTCCAGTTGATAAAACATTTAACATAAAAAGATCAGTTTTTATTGGAAATAAAGCTAAATATGCTGCTTATGCTTTAGAGAGAGGCAAAGTGCAATTCTTTGTTCAAGGTGAATTAGGTAGATTAATTCAAGAAACTATGACAAGCAAAGGTAGAATATTTGTAGCATCACGGAAAATGGGTGGTTTTGGATCTTTTGAAGGTGGTGTTGGTTACACCGAGTTTTAATTATGACTTTAGTAAAAACAAGAGCAGCATTTGAAAAAGCAGTTACAGACGCAGTTTCGGACGTTGATCCAACTGTATCTATGGTTTATGACAATGTTACTTTTACAACTTCGGGTAAGACTAAAAAATATGTGATGATGATGGTTAATTACACTCAATCTACATTACAAAATCAAGGAGCAAGTTCAGATTATTATTCAGGTGTAATTCAATGCAATATTTACGTTCCAAAAAGTAAAGGAACAAGTCAATTATCTGAAATAGCTGAAGCTGTAATTGATGGGTTGACTTCTGTAAACGCTTCGGGGTACACAGATACTTTTAGTGTAAAGCCAAGAGTACAGGATATAAATGGACCTACAATGCTTGAAATTGAAGATAGAAGTCATTTCGTTGGTGTAATATCTTGCCAATTCTCAGCTAATGCCTAGTATAATAAAGTAGCAATACTTTTTTTATGACAAGAGCAGTTGATCTTTTAAAAACCAATTTTGGTGTTTCACAGTTATATACACATGATGTTGTAAAAGATGGAAAAACTCTTTTTACTGTATATTGGCACCCACTTACACTTGCCGAAAGAGAAATAATCGTAAAACAAGCAGGTGGTAATTTGATTGATAATTTTAATGATTACTCACTTCAGTTAATGATTACAAAAGCTCTCGATAAAGACGGTAATAGAATTTTTCAAGATGGAGATAAGGCAAGTCTTAGAAGAGAAATAGAAGCGTCAGTGTTAGAACAAATACAGGTAGCGATGATAAACGCAGGAGAGAAGGGGGTAGATGAGGCTAAAGCCGATTTAAAAAGCGAGTAATGATTGGAAATTTATTTATACATTAGCTAAAGCATTACATAAAACAGTTGCAGAGATATGTCGAGAGATGACAAAAGAAGAAATGATAGGTTGGGCTGCTTTTTTTGAACTTGAACATGAAGAGTATGAAAAAGATCAGAAGCGAGCACAGACAAATAGTGCTTTGAAAGCAAAAAGAGGTAGAATAAGATAAATGTTTTTTATTTTTATAGAAAGTGGCAAATTATGATGTCAATTTAGATGTAAAAGTAAGAGCACAGCAGCTTAAAGCGTTTTAAAAAAGTTTGAAAGTGGTGCGAAAGGAATAGCACCAAGTTTAGCTAAATTAAATTCTGTATTAACTAAAGCTAAAGCAAATTTTTTTACAGCAGCAAGAGGAACTGATGCTTATAGAACTTCATTGGTTCAATTAGCAGAAGCAGAACGCATATTGCGTCAAGAGCAATCTAAATCAACATTTGATCTCAACCAAGCTAGAAAACAGGCTAATAAAACAGAAAGAGATGCTGAAGCTGCAAGATTAAGAGGATTAAGAGAGGAAAGAAGGTTAAGAAAACAAATTAATCAAGAACGAGCGATAGCAGCTTCAAGTGCTCAAGTAGAAATAGCAGTTCGTAATAATGCAGCATTTGGTGTTTCAGGAGGTCAGATAGGTCCAGCTCTTGCTCCTAATAGATTTAATAGACTAGGTTTTGGTGCTAATGCAAAAGGCGGACCTTTTGCTATGCCAGGTGGTGCGATGGGCAGAATAAAAGGCGGTGTTGGTAGTGCATTAATTGGTGGAGGTTTTCCTGCATTATTTGGAGCTGGCGGTTTAAGTTCTGTTCTTGGTGGTATAGCTGGTGGTGTTGGAGGAGCACTCGCACCAGGTGGTGGTTTTGCTGCTTCTATTGCTGCTACTGCTATTGCTGCTCAAATAACTAAAGCACAAGAATTTGATAAGGCTATAAAAAAATTAAACAAGTCAATAGCAGCTACAGGTAATCAATCTCAATTCACAGCAAGTCAGATAAGAGAATTTGCTAAATCAATGGACATGACAAAAGAAGAAGCATTAGAAGCATTAAAGGCATTTGAACAATTCGGTGCTGCTGCTCGTGTTTCGTTATTAAAAGTATTTGGAGATGAAGCTACCTTTGGTATGCTTGCCAATTTAAAAGATAATGCTGCGATATTAAGTCAGATGGATCAAATTACAAAAAATTTAGGATTTGAACAGGCAGGACTCGTTTTAGAGATTTTAAACACACAAGGAGCAAGAGCAGCAGAAAATAAAATTTTAGAATTAACAATTAAAAAAAATAAAGAACTTAATATGCAAATCAAAGAACGGGTAGGAGCAGAAGGTCGTTTAAGACAAATCAGAAAACAGCAAAGAGCAGAGGAAGAATTAGAAGTACAAAAACAAATTCAAGATGCAAAAACTCTTTTAGAATTACAAATAAGAAGAACAGAGGAAGAAAGAAAACAAGCAGTAATAAAAGCTCCTGTAGATGAATTAAATAAATTATTAGATCCTTTATATCAAGTTGATGCACTTGGTAAAAGTATTGGTGCAAGTTTTTCTGAATCTTTTAAAGGAATTGTCACTGGCTCAATGACTGCACAAGGTGCTTTAAGAAATTTATTTACCAGAACAGCAGATCATTTCTTAGATATGGCTGCACAAATGTTAGCTGCACAAATAAGATCGGGTATTTTTGGTTTGTTTAGTAATTTCCTTACTCCTGCCCTTACTCCAACACCTTTTAACCCAGCACCAGGGACTTTTGGTACAAATATTCCTAGTGGTGCAGATTTACCAGCAGGTTCTTTTAATGTAACTCCAAGACCAAGATTAAATAGAGGAGTTGGCCTTAGAGCAGATGGTGGGCCAGTGATGGCAGGAGGAAGTTATATCGTAGGAGAACGTGGTCCTGAGATGTTTAGTCCAGGCGTATCAGGAATGATTACACCAAATCATGCTCTTGGTGGTTCAACAAATATCGTAGTAAACGTAGATGCTTCGGGTTCTTCTGTTGAAGGAGATGAAGATAGAGGTAGAGAACTTGGTCGTCTTATCTCAGTTGCAGTACAATCTGAAATAATACAGCAAAAAAGACCAGGAGGATTACTTGCATAATGGCTACGTTTCCCTCAATAAAACCTACATACGGCCAACAGAAAAGGTCTGCACCTTTAACTCGTACTGTTCGTTTTGCTGATGGTTATGAACATAGGATTTTATTTGGATTAGCTCAACATCAAAATCCAAAGGTTTTTAGTTTTACTTATAACGTATCAGAAACAGAAGCAGATGAGATAGAAACATTTTTAGATGCAAGAGCAAACGATAGTGATAGCTTTGACTTTCCTACAGATCATTTACCTGGAGAAACCGCTTCTAATTTTAAATTTGTTTGCGAAGCGTGGAGCAAATCAATACCATACAAAAATAGAGCTACAATTCAAGCCACATTTAGGCAAGTATTTGAACCTTAATATTAATGTCAGTAGATTCAGCAGTATTTAGTAATTTACAGTCAATTAATCCATCAGCGATTATTGAATTATTTACGCTTCAGTTATCTACGGCATTACATGGAGCAAATACAATCTATAGATTTCATGCTGGAAGCAATCTCAATGGAAACGGCAAAATAGTTTGGGCAACTAATGAATACCTCAGATTTCCTATTCAAGTATCAGGTTTTGCTTTTCAAAAAGGGCAGTTACCTAGACCAAAAATAAGCATCAGTAATGCCACAGGATTAATTTCATCAATACTTTTATCAGTAAATGAAACAACAACTGGTAATGATTTAACAGGAGCTACAGTAACAAGAATAAGAACATTAGCTAAATTTATTGACGCTGTTAATTTTGCTGATGGAATAAATGCAACTGCTGATCCAACAGCCGAGTTTCCTCAAGAAGTGTATGTAATAGATAGAAAAGCAACAGAAACTAGGGAATTAGTAGAGTTTGAACTTGCTGCTCCTACAGATTTAGCTGGAGTAAGAATACCAAAAAGACAGTGTACTCGTTCTGTCTTTCCTTCTATTGGTACGTTTGTTCAATGACTTGGAAATATAAAGCATTACTTCATGCACAAAAAGAAGATCCGAAAGAATCTTGTGGTTTGTTGTTGAATATAAAAGGTAAAGAAAGATATTTTCCTTGTCGTAATCTTTCGATGACAGATCATCAATGTTTTATCATCGACCCAGAAGATTATGTAAAAGCAGATAACACAGGAGAAATAGTTGGAGTAGTTCATAGTCACCCCATAACACCTCCAAATCCTAGTCAGGCAGATAAGATTAGTTGTGAAGATAGCAATTTACCTTGGTATATTGTTAATCCAAAAACAGAACAATGGGCATATTTAGAACCATGCGGATATAAACCACCTTTGTTGGGTCGCCAATGGGTTTGGGGTATAACTGACTGTTGGAGTTTAGTAAGAGATTGGTATAAAGAAGAAAGAAATATTGAACTTAGAGATTGGGAAAGACCTACAACATTAGAAGAATTTAATAATAAACCTTTATTTGAGGACTGTGCTTGGAGGACAAATTTTAGAGAACTCAGACCCGATGAAAAGTTACAAGATGGAGATGTTTTACTTATGAGCATTTTGCACCCAACTTTAAATCATGTAGCATTATTTTTTGAAGGAGATGTTATTCATCACTTAACCGATAGACTATCTTGTAGAGAACCTTACTCTGAATGGTTGCTAAAATGTACAGGAAAGAGGTATCGCTATGCTTCGTAAAGTAAAATTATACGGCAAGTTAGCAGAATTTGTTGGCCATAAAGAATTTGAAGTAAAAGTAGATAGTGTAGGAAAGGCAGTAAGTTTTTTAATTCATAATTTTCCAGAATTAGAATCTTACATGAGTCCGCAATACTACCATGTAAAGGTAGGCAGCTATGAGATAGATGAAAAAGAAATAAATTATCCAGTTGGTCAAGAAGATATACATTTTATACCAGTAATTAGTGGTTCTGGAGGAGCTAGAAGAGCATTATTAGGAATAGCGTTAATTGGAATAGCTATTGCATTACCTGGAGCAGCACCGGTTCTTACTACTGGAGGCTTTACAGCAGCAGGGGGAGCAACTACAGGTTTTGCTGCATTTTCAGCAACTTTAGCCAATGTAGGACTAGGTTTGACTCTTATGGGTGTAGCTGATATGTTATTTCCTTTACCAAAACCAGACAATTTTAATTCAGAAGAAGATCCACAACTATCTTTTAGCTTTAGTGGAGTGCAAAATACATCAAGGGCTGGCACTCCTGTTCCAATAGTTTATGGTGAAATAATTACAGGAAGTGTTGTAATAAGTGCAGCAGTTGACACTAATCAGGTAGAAGCATGAAAGACGAAATTAAAATTATTAAAGGATCTGGAGGTCCACCAAAATCACCCCCACCTCCTTATCGTGCTCCTGACACTTTACATAGTAGAAGTTTTGCTACTGTTCAAGATTTAATATCAGAAGGAGAAATTGAAGGTTTCGCTAGTGCGTCAAAAGAAGGACTTACAAAAGGAACTACAGCATATGACAATGCAAGTTTGAAAGATGTTTTTCTTAATGATACTCCAATATTAAATTCAACAGCTACAAGTGCTAGTCCTGCTGATACGGATTTTAATTTTCAAGATGTAACCTTCAAATCTAAGTTTGGAACGTCAAACCAAACTGCAATGAGTGGTATTCCTGCTGAAAGCAGATCACCTACTGCCGTTGGAGTTGAAGTAACTACATCTTCTCCTGTTACCAGACAAGTTACTAATACAGATGTTGATGCAATTATTGTCACTTTAACTTGGCCTCAGATACAGGTACTTCAAGATGACGGAGATCTTCGAGGCGATGAAGTTGCATATAAAATTCAAGTTCAATACAATTCTGGTGGATATACAGATGTTATAAGCACTTCTGTTAGCGGTAGAACAGGAGATGCTTATGCCAGAGATCATAGAATAAATATTACAGGTGCTTTTCCTGTTGATGTTAGGGTGGTTCGAGTTACGGCAGATAGTACAAGTGAACAGAGAGTTAATGCTTTTCAATTTACCAGCCTTCAAGAAGTTATAGATAATAGTTCTACTTATGCCAATAGTGCTTACGTTGCTCTTCGTTTAGATAGTAAACAATTTAATAGTATTCCCACAAGAAAATATCGTATTAGAGGAGTAAAGGTAAGGATTCCAGGTGCAGGTGCATCTAGTTCTGGCACTCCTACTGTTGACAATGCAACTGGCAGAATCGTTTATCCAAGTGGATATATATTCAATGGAGTCATGGGTGCTGCTGTTTATACAAACTGCCCTGCGATGTGTTTACTAGACTTACTTACTAATACTCGTTATGGGCTTGGAGATCATGTTACTGATAGTAATTTAGATTTATTTAGTTTTGTAGCTGCCAGTAAATATGCAAATGAAGAAGTAGATGATGGAACAGGATCAGGCGCAAAAGAGGCTAGATTCAGTTGTAACGTAAACATTCAAAGTCCTAAAGAAGCATTTGCAGCAATAAATGAATTAGCAGGAGTTATGAGATGTATGCCAATATGGTCTGCTGGTTCTGTAACCATATCTCAAGACAAACCAACAACAGCAAGTTATCTGTTTAACTTAGCCAATGTAGGTGAAGGTGGATTTGCATATTCAGGAAGTAGTTTAAAAACTAGGCATAGCGTTGTTTCTGTCAGCTACTTCAACATGGATTCAAAAGAAGTAGACTTTGAAGTAGTGGAAGATGCAACGGCAATATCAAAACTTGGAACGATAGTAAAACAGGTAAAAGCATTTGCTTGTACTTCTCGTAATCAAGCTGCAAGATTAGGCCGTGCAATACTGTTCGCTGAACAAAATGAAAGTGAAACTGTTACATTTTCAACTTCAATAGATGCAGGAATTGTTGTAAGACCTGGTTCTGTTATTGAAATAAACGATCCAGTAAGAGCAGGAGCAAGAAGAGGTGGTCGAGTTGTATCTGCAACAACTACTGCTATTACTATTGATGCAGAAGCACAAACGACTTTACCAGCTTTAAATGATAACCCAACTATTAGTGTGATTTTGTCTGATGGATCAGTTGAATCTAAAAGTATATCTGATATTACAGGAGCAGTTTTAACAGTAAGTTCTGCTTTTTCTTCTGCACCAAATGTAAATGCACCTTATTTAATATCTAGTGCTACACTACAAACTCAATTATTTAGAGTTATTCAAGTTGAAGAGCAAGATGATATTAATTATGTGATTTCTGCATTATCTTATGTAGAGGGTAAATATGCCTTTATTGAAGATGGAACTGCGTTACCAGCAAGAACAGTATCAGTATTAAATGCTCCTGCATCTCCTCCAAGCAACTTAACAGTTACAGAAAAAACAGTTGTTATAAATAGTATTGCTAGAAGTAAACTTATTGTTGATTGGCAACCAGTTCAAGGTGTAACTCAATATTTAGTTAATTACAAAATAGAGAATGGTAACTATGTTTCTCAAGTTGTATTTAGTAGTGATTTTGAACTTTTAGATACTGTAAAAGGAACATATACAATTCAAGTTTTTTCATACAATGCAGGGTTAGTTTTATCATCTAATCCTACCGAAACAACATTTGTAGCTCAAGGTAAAACTGCATTACCAGAGAATGTTTCTGGATTAACTATCGAACCGATTAATGAGCAGTTTGTAAGATTAAGATTTACTCAAGCAACTGCTATTGATGTTCTTCATGGTGGTCGAGTTTATATAAGGCACTCTAATCAAACTGGAAGCAATGCTACGTTCCAATCTGCACAAGACGTTATTGAAGCTGTAGCTGGTAACTCAACAGAAAGTATTGTTCCTGCACTCGTTGGAACTTACTTATTAAAGTTTCAAGATGATGGTGGTAGATTTAGTGCCACAGAAGCAAAAGTAGAACTATCTTTAGTTGATATTTTAGATTCCATTACAGTTAAAACTGATCGAGAGGATACAGATGGAACACCTTATAACGGAACTAAATCAAATGTTACTTATGATTCATCTCTTGGTGGATTAAAACTTACAGACCCAACAGCAAATGCTACTGGTACTTATGATTTTGTAGATACTCTTGATCTTGGTGGTACATTCTCACTTGTCTTAAAAAGACATTTTCAAGGAGAAGGTTTTTATGTAGGAGATGCTTTTGATAATAGGACAGACAATATAGACACATGGACAGACTTTGATGGCACAGTTGCAAATGAAGCTAATGCAAAAATAGCTGTACGAACCACAACTGATAATCCTAGTGGTTCACCAACCTACACATCATTCAATGATTTTGCTAATGGAACATTTAAAGGTAGAGGATTTCAATTTAGGATTACATTAAATACAGCAGATACGGCACAGAATATGAATCTTCAGCAAGCAGGATATACAGCAACAATGCCATCAAGAACTGAACAATCATCTGTTATAGCATCTGGAGCAGGAGCAAAAGCTGTTACATTTACAGCACCATTTTTTGTTGGAACGTCTGCACTTGGTAATCTTAATAACTTCTTACCTTCTGTTAATATTTCTCCACAAAATATGGCAACTGGTGACTACTTTGAACTTAGCAGTATATCTGGAACTGGCTTTACAGTTCACTTTAAAAACTCAAGTAATGCTAGTATTGATAGGAACTTTACCTACAGTGCTGTTGGTTTCGGCAAAGGAGGTTAACATGGAGAAAAATAGTATTTAATTGTGGCTGACGTAACTAATTACACTATTGAAAATGCTTCTGGAGCCAATGTAAGAACTGACCTTAATAATGTTTTTGCTGCAATCCAATCAAGTAATTCAAAATCATCTGACTTAACTTCAAGTCAATGTGTAGCTGGTATGCCTTTTTTGAATACCACTACAAATATTTTAAAAATAAGAAACTCTAGTAATGGTGGATTTACTGAAATAGGAAATATAGACCAAGCTAATTTAGGTTTATTGTCTAAAGCTGGTGGTACTATGACAGGTGCTTTTCTTGCTGATGATGCTGGAACTGCCTCTGCTCCTGCAATAAGTTTTGATACAGATACAGATTTAGGATTATTTAGAAAATCTGCAAATGTAATGGGATTTTCTTCTAGCGGAACAGAAAGATTAATAATGGATTCGAGTGGTATAACATTACAGGCTCAAAATGATTTACGTTTTGCTGATTCTGATAGTAGTAATTATGTAGGTTTTCAAGCACCAGCTACAGTTTCTTCTAATGTTGTATGGACTTTACCAGCTACCGATGCATCTGTTGCTGGTTATGCTCTTGTATCTGATGCCTCCGGAACTTTAAGTTGGGCAGCTTCTGGCGCTGGTGCTCAAGGTGCTGGAAGTGACAATATCTTTTGGGAAAATGACCAAACAGTAACGCAGAGTTATACTATTACTAATGGACAAAACGCTGGCAGCTTTGGTCCGATTACTATACAATCAGGGGTAACAGTTACAGTTGGTGCTGGTGAAACCTGGACAGTCGTTTAAATTATGAGCACATTAAAAGTCAACAGCATAATACCAACAGGAGGAGTACCAACAGGCGGTGGTGGTGGAATTGTTCAAGTTAAAACAGCTACAAAAACAGATGCTTTTACTAGCACTAGCACATCATTTGTAGACATAACTGGTTTAAGCGTTGATATGACTTTAGCTAAATCTACTCATAAGGTACTTATTCGCTATGACATACTTTGTGGAGGGGATTATTGGACTTCTGGGCCAGCTTATTTAAGTTTGGTAGCTGACAGCACAAGAATTGGTATTGGTACGGCTGGTGCCGATGCTAACAGTAATGTAACTACGTTTCATAATCTTTACGCAAATAATCAAAATAATAGTACTTATAATGTTGCTACACAGACTGCTACATTTTTATATACACCAGGCGATACAAGTTCTCACACATATAAAGTGCAAGGCCGTATGCAAAATAGTAGTTCGGGATTCTCAATAAACCGAAGATGGCAAAATGCTGATCGTTCCACTATATCGACATTAACTCTTATGGAGGTGTCAGCATGATTACTTCCGTGTATAATCTAATTAAAAACTGATTATGGCCTTAGATCACGAAGCGATTTACAAAGCATACGCTGGAACGGTAGTTTCTGTTGATGATACTGCGGGAGCTTTTGATGCAAGCGGTAATTCTGTAAGTTTAGATCAATCTCTTATAGACGCTGCAAGAACTACTTTAGATGCTGAAGCTGCTGCAAGTTTATATCAACGTCAAAGAACAGGCGAAGCCGGTACAACAGATACTATCTATCCATCAATAGGCGATCAGTTAGACAATCTCTATAAAGATATAGTAGCTGGAACTGTAACTTCAAGTGGTAGTTTTGCAAAAGCAATCGAAGCAGTTAAAGCTAAATATCCCAAACCATGAGCACATTAAAAGTTAATACAATACAAGAAGCAGATGGAAGTGCATTTCCTTTGGGGAAAATTTTACAGATAGTAAGTACAACAACGGAATCTTCTACTACCACCACAAGCTCAAGTTTCACTGACTGTACTGGTTTTTCGTTAGCAATTACACCTTCAGCCACTTCAAGCAAAGTCTTAATAGTTGCTTGTAGTAGTATTGAGCAAGATGGTTCAGCTAACTTTACTCATGCAACTATCGCAAGAGGTAGCACTAATTTAGGTCACTCAACTGGTGGTCTTGTTAACTCCCATGAATATTATTATCCAGGGCAACAAGATCAAGAACAGCCTTGTACTTTGGTTTTTTTGGATTCTCCTAGTACAACTTCTGCAACTACTTATAAAGTACAAATAAGATTAAATGGTGGTAATAGAGCTGGCTGGAATGGGCCACAATCTACAATTAAAGGTTCTTTCATGTTAATGGAGATAGGAGCATGAGCCAACTTAAAGTCAATTCAATTGTCCCTGTTGGTGGTCTAGCAAGTGGCTACAATGGTGGGATTATTCAAATGAAGCAAGTGTACAAAACTGATGCTTTTTCAATGAATAGTGATTCAATGACTGATTTAACGGGAATGACAGTCACTATAACTCCATCAAGTAGTAGTAATAAAATATTAATCGTAACTAATTTGACTTATGGTGGACAAGCAAATGGTTATTTCGGTGTAAATTTATTACGAGGATCAACGAGTCTTGGAATATCAACTGCTGCAACTGGTAGTCAGTTGAATTTTACATTTGCAATTGGTACAGGAAATGGAGACAACGATTATTATAAATGCCATAATGCTTCACACGCATTTTTAGATTCTCCAGCAACTACAAGTGCAACAACTTATAAACTTCAAGGTTATTCGTATGATAGTCGCTATTTTTATTTAAATAGAGGCCATAGCACAAGTAACGCTGCATATATACATAGAAGCACAAGTTCAATTTCTGCATACGAAGTAACTGTATAATGGCAATTATTCCAGGTAAGAAAAACTTTACTGTTGATAGGAGAGCAGACTTTCCTATAAAATTAACATTTAAAGATTCAACTGGATCGGCAATAAATTTAACTGGATACACTGTGGCTGCACAGGTTTACGATGAATCACGTTCCACAAAATATGCGGATTGGAC